CTTAGACCGACTGCAAGGAGGGCGAAGTAGCAGGATGAGTCGAAGAAGAGACGAATCCAGCCGTCAAGAAACAGCTAGAACCATAAATAGGGGTCGACTAATCATTACTAAGTATAGGTGAGAACACACCTGCTAGCGACGAGATAGCATACGAACGAGCAGGGAAAGGTTAGAGAAGTGCAGGCGAGTGAGTAGGCATGTAGAGCTTGCCATAACGCAATAAAGAGTCATATCTAAGGATCAAGGGTTCTCCTCCAACTCTACCTTAGGTTATGAGGGGTCGGGTGTAAAAGCTCGGCCCCTTCCAATATAAAGAGGACTTATGATCTACCCTAAAGGACTACCCGATAACCTTAGGGCTGAGTATGATAAGTATATGCGCGATCCGAAACGGTACGTTAAGTTATACCCAGTCATCCACAAGATATTATCTAAATACTTAGGAGTGCCTAATGGCAAAGAAAAAGGTAAATAAGGGACTTACAAATAGTTCAGACATTAAGCTTAAACAGGTTAAGAAGAAGCCTAAGCCTAAAGCGGCCAAGGTAGAGGACTTATCCCCTAAAGCCAGCAACAAAGACAGCCTGACTGACAATATCAAGTCTAGATCTAGCAAAGCCATTAAAGGTGGTGAGCTGGGAAAGACAAGTCGAGTGCCTCTAAGTCAGAAGCTGGACATAAAAAAGAAGAAGTAAGCCCATTCACAACGGGGCAAGCTCCTATAGCTAAGAACCTTAAGATACTTAATGATATTAAGGCTAAAGGACTTAGCAAGCAGCACGAGGCCACTCAGATAAGACACCAACTATCAGCTTATGCATCAGGTAAGTGGGATCTCACGCAGGATATCCTACTTGACATAGATGTAGCCGGTGTAATTAATGTAAGTATGGGAAATCAGGCAGTTCCTTACTCTTGTCCTAAGATGCTAGAGCTAGCAGAACAGGAGATAAGAGAAAGGTTCAAGAATGAGCCCGAGCTGATGGAAATAGTAGTCGAGGTTCTGCCGGGCGTTAAAACCCTACAGCGCTGGATTAAGCGTCAAGACTGGAAAGAAGAAGTCGAGAAGAGACTTAAAGACGGTAATCTATTTTCAATGGATAAGAGAGCTAGAGTAATCAGTATGGTATTTAACCGTGCAGTTAACGATCTGGACCTCAAAGCCGCAGAAACTTACTTAAAGCTATCAGGCGACCTAACCAACAAACCTCCTCAAAAGGACAAAGGTTACGAAGCTTATCAAGAACTAGCTGAATCACTAATCAAAAAGAACATAGATAAGTAATCCCCCTTAGTCCCCACAGACTGAGGTATGAGGCTCCCTTAGGGGAGCTTTTGCTATTTATATGACTGACACGGAGGTTAAATGTCGGATGAATATAATCTGCCAGGGAAACCTTTGCGACTACAAGAGTTTGATTTCATTAGCTTTACCAAAGAGCTATATGATAAGAACATCAAATTCACAGACGGTAGACGTGTCGGAGAGGTGATCATCGACGGAGTACCTCAGTTCATAGGTCTCAGTCAAGGTCAACAGGAAGTAGTAGCGAGTCAAGCCCGTTTCAAGGTCTTGGCCGCAGGTAGACGTTTCGGTAAGACTAAGATATGCGTACTGCTAGCCCTAGCTGCTATGATGATGCCTAACAGGCTCGTTATTGTGGTGGGTCCAGAACACGCTCACGTCGAGAAGGTCTTCAAAGAGCTATACTACATCATAGTAACTCAGCTAAAGTGGGTCAACAAAGGCACCGGAGAAGGTACCATTGCTAGAAACACTAAGGGTGACTATGTAATTCAAATGAGAAACGGAAGTCGAGTAGAAGGTAAATCAGGAACGAACCCCGATTCAATCGCGGGTGACGCTGTTGACTTATATATCTTCGACGAAGCCGGTCTTGAAGATAACTTAGATGATCTATGGGGAATTGCCGAACCAGCTTTGGCCGATAACCTAGGATCAGCCATATTCATTTCTTCTCCCCGAGGCAGAAATGATTTCTATAAGTTATACAAACTAGGTCAGAAAGGCATAGGTCAGACGAAAGGGTATATACCTCTAACTGAAGCTACCGATATGACTGATTGGGCGAGTTGGAACTTCCCCTCTTACGCTAATCCATTTATCCCTAGAAGTGAATACGAAAGGGCTAAGAGAACGGCTATAGAGAAGGGTAAGTACGAGAAGTTTAAGCGAGAATGGGATGCTGACTTTGATGCAGTAACCGATGTGGCCTTCCCTGAGTTTAGGGCTTTCAAGAAAGAACTAGACGACAAAGGACAAGAGATCCACGCTCCTTACCACGTTCAACATTACACGTTCAATCCCGCTAACGGCCCATGGTTCGCAGCTTGCGATTTCAACATTGCCCGTCCAGCTTCCACGGTCTACCTTCAAGTAGATCGTAACAACAACGTAATAATATTCGATGAGTTATTCAAACCTAGCACAGACGCTAAGCTACAAGCTCAGTTCATCTTGGAAAAGCAAGAGGAATTGGAAGTCCCATACACCGCCGTAATTGGAGATGTGTCGGGAAGCTTCAATAGAGCTGGGGTAAATGAATTCACCTTGATGGAAGGAGTCTTAGGTCACGCACCTTACGCCCAACGTCAATCAAGGGACTCAGGAAATCACCTACTGCATCAAATGTTAGCTGTACCTTACTTAGACAGTCAAGGTAAGTTGATATATGATGAGTTAGGCCAACACAAGACTTACCCCAAGTTATTCATCTCTAGTAACTGCGTAGAAACTATATATGCTTTCGAAGCAGCTAAGAAGAAGATGAGTAAGGACGGGTCGATCAAAGACGACTACGTAGAGTTCAAAACAGGCCATGAAGGTCTGTTAGATGCTGTTAGGTACGCGTTAGTGGCAATATTCAAAGAAAGACAAGGAATGCAGGTTATTAAAGGCTTATAACATGAAAAGACCAACTGTAATAGTTAGAAAGGGAGATAGATTCGTTCTAGACTCCAAGAAGCTATATCCACATTTAAGAAAGCATGAAGATATGGTTAGATCGGCTTTACAGATGGCATGTTTACACTATAAAGCCTATCCTCAACTGTACAAACATCTAGACCCCAAAGATCAATTAGACAAGGTGAATGATATGTTCTATCAGTTGCTAATCGACTGGGGCGTCTATAAGGGAAAATAATGGCTAAGAAAGAGAAAGGTCAGAAGCTAAAGTACTTCTTAGACCACCCGCAGATCAAAAGACACGAGTCACCAGGCAACGGAAACGCGCCAGGCTCTCTAGCTGAGAAGATCAACTGGGGCGGTAAAAATACCCCTGAACAGAACGCAGCTATCAAAACACAACAACCTAAACAGCCGGCTCAGCCCTCATCATCTAGTAGTACTAGTAGCTCAAGTAGCTCTAGCTCAGGTGGGGTTATGTCAGCCATAAAGGGTTTATTTAAGAAATAAGGAGACATAATGTCACTAAGTTCAATACTTAAGAAGCTCGCTGGCATTAAGGCTAAGGTACAGACCGGCTCTAAATACGATAAGCTAAACCTAGCTGATGACGTAAGAGCTAGATCACCATTAGCTAAGCAAGTGGTTGATAGAACGGCTAGAATCTTCATAAAAGAAGCCCTAGGCGAAGATGAGACTGTAGCCCCCGAAGATTTCGACACCAACCAGAAAGCAACACTAGCTATCCAAGAGTTAGTATTCACATCAGTAGAAGCTCACCCTTCAGCTAACAAGATTTCAATTGAGATCATCGCTGATTCGGCTGAGTCTATTGTAGTTTCAGGTAAGAGTATCAAGATTCACATCGACGATGGCGTGTCTGATTCAGACGCAGTAAAAGCTCTGGTTGATGGAGATGATCAAGTATCAGCAATGGTAACAGTAGAAGTTAACGCTGGTCAAGGCGCTACTATAGTTACGGCTGAAGCTAAGGCTAAGATGAGCGGAGCCTTAGGTTAATCAATAATATAAACCTGCCTTATGGCAAGGTATTGTATATACAAACGGAGAACATATGGAAAAGAAACTAAAGAAAATCCCTGGCGGCTTAAAGTCTCAGGGTATGCGTAATGCTAAGTGGGATAAGTTAGAAAAACAATCTAATGAATCTGCTGAGAAAGCCCCTCATGACCAAATGAACGGTGGCGAAGCTAAGAAAATTAGCAAGAAGTAAGATAACGGGCGAGCCGAGGTAAAACTCGGCAAGCCTTTATTACTCGTAATGTGAAGTATAAAACGGAGGAGTAACCATGGCATTCAATTTAGGAGTAGGTAGGACAGGTCAGTCCGCTGCTTTCGCCATGCAGGTAAATTACCTATATGAATCTGTGGTTTACCGTAGATGGGTAGTGGATCTAGCTTTATCATTCTATGAAGGCCGTATGGACGAGTTCGTATGGTTGGACTTACAGAAGCAATTCAGAGATCCTAGTAAGCAACAAATTATACCCTACGCACTAACTCAAGAGATCATAGATGAAACCTCCATCTTATATAGGGAGGAACCTGTCTACATGATTAAAGACAAGAAGACAGGCAAAGTACTCAAGAAAGATCAAGAGTTGTGGAGAAAGATAAGAAAAGACGCTAGATACCATAATATGTGTCAAGAACTGGACGCTATGACCAAACTGCTAGGGACTGTCCTAGTTAAGGTCAATTTCGTAGATCCAGACACAGGTGACTTAGTAAATGCTAATAAGCCAGGCATGGTCAATTTTGAACTAGTATATGGCGGGTCTTACGACGTTAAATACGCAGCGAGCCCCTACTACATCAGTTCTATTGAATTAGGAATGGTAGAAGCACCTTCAGCATGGGGTCTAGGTGGACCTTCAGTAGCTGGAGCCGTGCCTCTAGATCATAATCTAAGCGTTGCAATGCGTTCTAAATCAGGGATGAAGTACTCAAAGGTACAGTCCGTAAAAGACTTAGACAACGCAAATATAAATAAAGTATACTGGGGAGTAGACGGACATAAAGTGCAAGATGCCGACGGTAATTACTACGAAGGGGATAACCCTTACGGATGTATACCAGCGGTTCCTTTCTTTAACCGTGACCCCGGCAATAAATTCTTCTTACCAGTAAACGAGCCTCTACTTTACGCTAATCACGCTGTGAATATGAGACTCTCAGACTTGAACCACGTTGCTAAGTTCCAATCATTCGGACAAGCGGTGGTTAAAGGGATCGAACGTCCAATCAACAACAGATTGGGAAGACCTATAGACGACTTCAACGCTAGAGGTGGTAGTCGAGGTACAGGCTTCGGGTTCGGCAACACAGGTCCTACTGGACTAGATAGAAACAGTTTCTCTCCTTTCGAGTTCTACGGCGATGGTAATGCTACCGCTAATATGAACGGATTCAGCTTGGGCCCAGACACGCTACTGAGCGTAGGTGAGACGGGAGACTTCAAGTTTGAAAAGCCAGGCGCTGATATCCAAGGTCTTACTAGTACCATTTATACAATGATGGACATGGTAAGGATTAACCACGGATTACAACCTAAGCATAATAGCAAGTTACCTCCTTCAGGAGCGGCTTTATTATCAGCTAAGTTGGGCGTAGTTGAGCAGAATAAGAGAAGACAGATTCTATTTAGAGAAAGAGAGCAGCAGTTATTCGAGGTAGTTAAGAAGCTCTGGAACGCTCACCATAACGGTGAAGGTGCCGAGATGTTCTCAGAAGACGCTGAATTGGAAATACATTACGTAGATCCAGAATTCGCGGTAGACCCTCAAACTAGAGCTGCTACAATCAAATTAGAATTAGATATCCTACTTACAGGTAATGTAGACTCAGTACAGAAGATGTACCCTCACTTAGATGAGATCGCAGCTAAAGAGCTATTAGCGAAAGCCCATAGGGAGCGCATAGATCAGGCACAGCGAGACGCTGAGGTAGAAGGTGCTAAGCTGACTAAGCTCAAAGACTTAGGGTTTGAAGTTGAAAGTGATAAAGAGGTTAAAACCCGAGCATCACAATCAGATGTGAATCCTAATCAAGGTAATAAGGCCAAGTCTGACGACGGACCTAAACCTAAGATTAGTAATCGAGCTAAACACGCGGAGCAGAGTTCTATACAACCGAATAAGAATGGTGATGTAAGAAAATCAGATAAGACAAAACGTGCCGAAGAGCAGAAGCGGAAAGAGTCCGGCTTCTAGGGAGGACAAGTGGCATCAAGTTTAATTCACAAAGTTATAATATACCGTGTAGACGGTAATGATATCGAAATGCTAGTATCAGACGATATTAAACAAGCAGAAAACATGTATAAGGGATTAGATCACGAATGGTTAACTTCGACGGCTGAGAAGAGACCATTTAGATTGCCGGAACCCAAGATGCATAGTTTTGCTCCTTCGTTAATATCTGAGATAGTAGTACAATCGATATCTAGAGAGGAGTATGAAAAGCAGAGTAATCCCTACTGGAACCAAATGAGCAAAGAGGGACTCGGCGGGTCAATGAATCGCAATTTCAACAACGGTGGATTTTAAGGTAGAGCCTGAAGTCCCAACGATCAATTTCGGTAGAGCCGAAGGAGACACAGATGAGTTTAATCGACAAAATCAATGCAAGACCAGAAAACAGCGGTAGAGCCCCAACTAAAGCTCCACCTGCCAAACCCGAAGTGACTAAAGAAGAGATTGAAGCTTTAAATGCAGAGTTAGACTCTGAATTAGAGACCGACATCAAAAAAGAAGACACTGAGGAATTGGAACTTTCACCGGCTGAACTAGCAGCACGTACTAAAGATTCTTATGAAGATGAGATCAAGAAGCTACGTGAAGAGAACGCTAAGCGTCGTAAGAAAGAACAGGAAGCTAAAGAAAAAGCACTAGCTATGGCGGATGAAGTATTTAAGACCGAAAGAGAAGAGTACGACGCCCAACTTGCTGCGATGAAGAAAGAACTTGAGGTTTTAAAATCCCTTAAGAATGAAGAGAACAAGGTAGATAAAGAAGTTAAAGACGCAGAATTCAAAGCTGAGTCAGAGCGTCTCCGTAAAGAGTGGGAAGCCATTCGCAAGGAGAACGCAGAGATCAAAGCCCAGATTCAAGCTCAAAAGGAAGCTGAGGAGCAAGAGAAATCCCTCCGTAAGCAAGCCGCTGAGAATCGTTTTACCTCTATGCTTAAAGAAATCCCTGAGGAGTTCAAAGAAGCAGCTTCTGCAATGTTCAAAGGTTATACAGACCCGAGTGAAGGCCTCCTCGCTATCACTAAATATAAAGCACAAGGTCTATTCGGCAAGAAGACTATCGAAGTCGTAAACCGAGTACCTAAAGAACAAAACAATAATAATGAAAATAAAGTCCTGACATCTAGAGAGAAGTTTCAGCGTAAGACTAAAGCACTCACTGAAAGAAGACAAGGACTTACCCCTGGCAGTCGAATCGTATAGTCAGGTAAATTTAAGGAGATAAAATGGCTAGTTTGTTACTATCAGAAGCAGCCAAACTTTCAAACGACGAAGTGGTAGAAGGTATCGTAGAAGATATCATCACTGAAGATATGTGGTTTCAATACCTACCTTTCGTTCAAATCAATGGCCTTTCACACAACTTCCAACGTGAAAAAGCCCTAGGCGCTGTTGACTTCGCTGGTATCGGTCAAGACCTAACTGGTGACGAGTATCGCGCAGGCGCTACTTTTGAGAACGTCACTGTAGGTATTGCAGCTATCGTTTCTGAGATCATCATTGATTCTCAAATCGACGATCAGCTATCAGATATCAACTCTCAACTTCAAGTCCAGATCAGCTCTAAAGCTAAGGCGATGTCACGTTTCTTCATGAACGCGTGTATCAACTACGGCTCTAACGGCTTCGCTTTCACTCAAGCCGTTCACGGTAGAGTTGGCGCTGAGACTTTCGAAAATGCCCCTATGTTCAAAGGTATGAAAGCCCTATTGGACGAGGAAGTAGGTAACTCGGAAGACGTTAACCACCCTAACTACAGCAATGGTGCAGCTACTCAGACTGTAACTCTTGAAGAAGATGATGCTTCTTCTGCTCGTTTCGGTCGTGACGGTCGTGTCTTCACTCTTGAGGACTTGGACAACTTGCTTGATATCGTAACTAAGGGCGCTGAGTTCTTGCTTATGAATAAAGCACAACGTCGTGTACTTAAGACACTACTTCGTAACACAGGTGGCGGAACTGACGCTGCTCAGATCATGAGATCAGACCTAGGCCAAGGTAAGCCAATGCTTCACTACGGCGATACTCCGGTATTCATTTCTGATTTCGTATCTAGCGTTGAGCCAGTACATCAAGTACATTCAACTGCGGTAACGATCGCTTCTACAACTGATACTTCAGTGACTCTATCAAGCGACATCTCTGCTGAGATCGTAGCTTCTGTAGGTGCTGTATCAGCTTCTAACCCAGTGTTCCTAGTAGCACGTACGGGTTCTACTGGTAAGTGGTCTAAAGCGGTTCTAAAAGTAACTGCGGTAGCGGCTGCGGTTCTTACAATCGACCCTGCTTTCAAGATTACTGATGACGAGAAAAACCGTCCTCAAGCTCTAGCTGCATTGTCTACGTACAACGTAACTACTGGATTGGTAAATAAAGCTGCCACTCTTTATGAGCGTGTTGATGGAACTTCAATCTACGCAGGTAAATTCGGTGAAGGTGAAGGCCTTTGCGGATTCACACTTGATATGAGTCAAGCGATTCAGATTAAGTACGTAGGTCCAGTTCGTGAGCGTGACCAAGAGCAATACCGCATGAAATTCTATTGTGGTTTTGAATCTTATTCCCGTCTCGCAGTCGCAAGACTAAGAGCAGTATTACCTCTATAATCTAATTATAGACTAAGATACAGGGAGGGTAGTTAACGCTACCTTCCCTTCTTTTAATGTTTAAACGGAGGAACCATGAGTATTTATTATGGCGTAAAAAGCTCAAACAGAGAGTATATAGTCGTGAAACATCAAATCAGCGGTATCAGCACCGAAATACTCGGTATCCGCTACATGGATGGGTTCGGCGTAGTTGCTAAAGACTCAAAAGAGCATAAGCGACTCAAACAGGTACGTATGGCCGTGGTGGATGAATTCCCAATCACATACCTATCTAAAGTAAAATCAGTAATCAACAAAGCCCAGATTAAAGCTATCTGGGGTCCAGATATATACCGTTGCTACCTAGCACATGCAGATAAGAAAGAAGCTCAACCAGCCCCACTTAGAGAGGCGACAGAGCTACCTCGCTGTTCAGGTACTAAAGCCGACGGAAGTCAATGTAAATCAGCAGCCTTAAGAGATTTCAAGCATTGCCGAACTCACATCGAGAGTGACGCTAAGCTTAAACCTTTCATCAAGGATATGAAAATGATGCCCGTAAAAGAGAAGCGTCTATTTATAACTGAGGCTATTCAGAAAGCGAGAGGATAATGACTAGCGGATTAGAGAGTAAAGTAGATAAAATCATAGAAGATGTGTCAGATATCAAATCCAGCCAAGCTAGAATAGAAGTCCACGTTGGCAAGAATACGAAAGATCTTTCAGAACACATGAAGAGGACTGATCTTAACGAGACTAGAATCTACAGGCTAGAGAAGATAGAGCAATGGCTCCGAGGCGCTACTTGGATAACCTTAGGTATCGGCGGGTTGCTTATTGCAGCCATTAAGCTACTAAAATAATAGGACTAACCATGCAAATTAAAGGCCACGTACATTATAGTGCGTTACTTAATGAGTTCGACTTAACCTTTTGGGTTGAAGATCAAGGAGCTATCGTAACCACTGACCTAGGGTCTCTTAATTGGCAACTCTATGATAAAAATGGAGTGATCATATCAGATCCAGAAGCTACCGAATCTGGAGTAGCCCCCCTAGCTAATGGTATCTACAATGGAACCTTAGTTAGCGATCCCGAATTCGTTCAGAACTACAATAGCTACTTAGTTAGAGTAGAGGTCGAAGTGGGAGACCCAGCGAGTACTTACTCCACTTTCATTCCGTTCATAATTACTAACCTGTAAGGAGACACCATGGCCACAAGCCTCGGATTCAATTCAAAAACTCCTGTGTCTCAACAGGGCGGTAGTAATATAGTAAATAACACATCTAACCCTAGGATACCACCGTCAGCCAACGGCAGTCGCATAGAGCCTAAGGACAGCTACAAGTTCGTAGCTGGATCTAAAGCTATCTTTAAAGCGACCTTCACCGATACTGACAAGCCTATCCAAGTGGATACAGGAACAGCACCTAAGGCTGCTATATATCAGGATAATATCTTGGTCGAGCAGGTTACAGGAGCCCTAGTACTAGGTCAAGTGTATGAGTACCAGTTTGAATGGGACATACCGGCTGACATAAGTACTAAAGGTCACACCTACCAAGTCTTATATAGTGGCTTCTTAGGCGGTACCGAGTACGTCTGGGGTAATGAGTACTTCGAGATTAACCTATCACCTTCAAACATCAAACTGAAGGTTCAAGCTTACGCCACAGTCGATGAGCTTCGTATGGATAAGTTCAATATTGATAGTTACTTACCTGAAGACTTAAGTAAAGACAAAGCAGCGAGAGACCACCTACTACATCAGCAGTTAGTTAGCGCTAGCAAGTGGTTAAATGGTCAACTTAATCTACGTGACTTCCACAGTAGCTACAACGACAACTTCAACCAGTTCACTAGGTACTACGCCATATGGTCGATCCTAGGTCAGAGTATGGGAGAAGAAGGTAGCGCGGTTAGTGATCGTTCTCTTCGTTTTTGGGAAGAGAAGTGGAGAGCTGTACTTAAGCAGATCAAGATGCATAGTCAATTAAGTAATATACCAGCCGGCAGAGCCTAATCGGAGGTCTTATGTCTAAGTCTAAATTCGAAGTTAGGATGGAGTTAAGCAAGTCTGACTTGAAAGCCTTAGATAAAGACCTAGATAAACTCTTAACTGGAATAGGTAGAGAGTTAGCTTCAGCTCCTAAAATGCAGCCGATGGTAGATAAGATCCAGAAAGGCATGTCCGAGAACGCCATGAAGTTCACCAACCATGAAGTTTGGGCTCATAATAAAGAAGTAGCTCGTAGGGCCGGATTGATTGATTTCGACAGCCCCCTAATGGTGACAGGTCAATTAGTAAACGACTTCATATACCATGCTGGAAAGCCCAAGATCAGTCAGCTACCTTACTCAAATGAGTTCGTAGTTGGAATGTTTACTTGGGCAGACAAAGTGAGAAAGAGACCTACCTCTAGGCATATCTTAAATGAGACGGCCAAGAAGAGAGGGTACGGTAAGATCGACGAGGAAGCTCAGAAGTTCACTCACATAAAGACGACTGACTTAGTTAGAATGATCATGAAGTCCCCTAGGTACCCAATTATGGATTCTATTATGAGCCTATATGATAAGGATGTCACCTTACATATGGAGCGTCTCATAAATGAAGCATTCAGTAAGAGGAAGTAATCCATGAGTAGTAGACAGACTATTAAGGACATCGAAGAAGCTCTTAAGAGAGATATAACACGTCTGACTACCCATTACCCTCAGACTAAGACCAACACAGGGACACAGACCACTTACGATGTATTTACAGGGGATGTTAAAGCCATCCCTCTAAAGGCGCACTTCTATGATGAGAGTTCAAACCCTAATCATGTGCAGTATCCTAGAGTAGATATAAAGTTCGAGGAAATAGAAGAAGACAGAGAGTCAGGTCGTATGGTCTCCTTATGGGAAGCTAGAAACACTGATTACAACCAGCTAGCTTGGCCTAACCAAGATAGACCTGCTGTTTACTACCGCTTAGCTAGTGGAGTAGACGGAGTTACCTCTGGAGACAACTTCTTGATATCTCCCTACAACACTAAATTAGTGGAGTCGGGAAACATAGTCTCAATACTAACAGGCAATAACAAAGGAAGGTACAAGGTATTATCGGTAGACTATACCAATAGCATAATCACCTTAGATCCAACTTTGGTAAGCAATATAGACGCAATATCATACAATGAAAGTACTAGGAAACTATACCTATTAAATCCTACTGATTTATCAGCCGTAAAAGCAGGGGATGTCTTTGAAGACGCTAATAGCACTAGGTTTCCAATACTCAATGTGAATATCAATAAGAGAGAACTCTACCTAGGAGGTAGTGGAACTCCCGCTTTAGTAGCTGGAGCCACCATACTTAGGGATGGGGATGTACTAGGGAACATAGACATATCAGCCGTAAAATATGTCATCATGGACGCTAACAGACCTCTTATTTACCAGCCATGTAACTCACCTCAGACTGAGGCTTGGGATACAGAGAACTACGCTACTCCGTTCAATTACCATTGGACAGTAGAGATCAAGAACAAAGAGAGACAAGCACACATCTCAATAGCAGATAGAGTCTCAGAGACTTTAATCAACCGTACCAGACGAGCATTAGATATCTTACTAAGGACGCCTGACTCAGCCGAATCAGAAGTAGAAGATGGACCCTACCTAGGAATGTCAAATGTTATTAAAGTACGAGATGCCAGTAAGATGTCAGTGAATGACTCAGTGTACTTAATCAACCAGTACAAGATCAGCGACAACAACCAGATCATCGATATTGACTACAACACCAACACCGTAACCTTACGTTTTGAGGTATCTTCTGAATTCAATGTTTACAATGAAGCGAAGATAGTAACCAAAGCTAAGCTCAAGCTGTGGGGGATGTACCTAGTTAATGGAAATGGAGTGATGGGGCAAGACTCGCTAAACAACTTCTTCCGTCAAGAATACAGATTTAAGATAGAAGGGTGGAAAGAAGACGAAGCTTCCCAAACAACTCAATCAGCAGTGACCGAAGTGGATGTAAATCCTAAAACCTTCGACGGTGGGGATCTAAGTTGTTAATACCAAAGGAACGCAATGAATAAGTATAGAGTACTTAAATCATACCCAAAGAGAATATCAAACTCAGGCCGACTAGTGACCTTACGTCCTAACAGTATCGTGTACCTCAAGCAAGAGGCGCAGGTAATTAGGTTAGTTAAGCTCGGATTTATCAAGCCTGTATCAGGTCTTCCTGATAAGAAGCGTAAAGATAAAGCAGAGCCGGTGAAAGCTAGCTCAGAGACGAAAAGAGTAAGTAAGTCTGATTACTTAAATAAAAAGAAGAATAAGGATGTTTCGGACGAGAAGAAGTCTTAAACATCTATAACTCATAGGAGTAAACAATGGCATTAAACACAAACATAGGGCCAGAAAGAGTAGAAGCTACTCTCAGTCCTATCGGTACAGTGTTGCCTCAAGGCGCAGCCACAGCTAGAACAGCAGTGCTTCTAGCTACTGACTTCGCATCAGCTCCATTAAACACCGCTGTCACAGTGACCAGCTTAAGTCAATTCGAGCAATTGTTTGGAAGCATTTCCAACATGGGCGAAGTGTACTTGAACGTAAAAGGTTACTATGAAAACGCAGGTGTTGGAACTGAATTAGTGGTAGTAGCTGTTAGTCCTTCAGGGATTACAGGTAGCCCACTAGAGATAGCTTTGAACCAAAACGACCGAGCTATCGTAGGTAGTTTAGCTCAAATTCTAGACGACGGGGACTTGAATGCCTCTATCGTTCTAACTAGTTACACCCCATCAACAGGTGTAGCTGCTCTTGATTTAACAGGAGCAACCCTCTCTACTTTGGATAATGTCAAAGTAGGAGATATGCTTAAAGACGCAAGTGGTAAGTTGTACCCAATCCTAGCCGTATCTGTAGGTTCGGACTCAGTAACTATCCAATCTGGCTTAGATGCTCAGTTGGTTAAGTCTGCTAAGTCGGTAGCTGCTGACGGAGCTACAGGCTTGAGTATCGTTAGACTCTACCCTGAAGGTGCTTACAGCGGTAAGACAGCTATCCAAGAAGGTGCTGATTACGGTGTTTCAGTTTCAGTTACAGTAGCAGGCGACATCCTTACTACTTCAGGTTTCGACTCATACCTCAACAACGTACAAGAAGGCGACATCATCACTGACGGCGACTCGGAAGAGTATTTGATCGTAGATGTGATCGATGGCAATAACCTTCAAGTGGACCGCGAAGGCCTATCAGCAGGCGTGGTAACCTTTACTAGAGGTGTTAAGAATAAGATCATCCAGTCAACTTACGATGCAGGTGCGTCTGAGCTTTCTATTGGATCAGCTCCAGTTTCAGCCGAAGCGGGAAGCATTGTATTCAACCTAGCCGACTCATCCACTTACCCAGCTAACCAAAGTCTAGTGGGTAAATTCCTTAAGTTCAGCGATGACTCACAAGCTCAGATTACAGAGAACTCGATCGTAGCTAACAATGCAGTAACGATCAGCTCTTTCGCAGGGGCTATTTCGTATGTAGCTTCTACAGGCGTAGTAACTCTGCCAGGCGGATCAACAGCTATTACAGACGGTGCTAAAGCCGGTGATGTATTCGTTGACAGCTTAGGTAAAGAGTTCGTAATCCATGCAGTACCAACCGAGACTACTATCCGTATTGATAAGAACCTAGCTTCTCCTAATCCTCTTGCAGGATCTAAGATTTCTAAGGGCCTTATCGAACTAAGCTTAGCTGCTAGTGCTGACTTCAGTGCTAAAGTAGTAGGTGAAGCTGGAGCCGACGCCTCAGCCGAGATCCATGCTATCGCTAATAGCTTGGTATTCGCTTCAGGAACTAGCCTTGCTTCAGATGATTACTTCATCATGGAGCCTTCAGTTCAAGCTGCTGATTATATCGGAAGTGAAGCTGATGCAAGCGGTCTATATGCCTTAGAGGCAGTGCCTGTAATTAACCTAGTAACTATCCCCGGCGTTTATGAGCCTTCAGTTCAAGCAGCTCTAGCTGATTACTGTAGTATCACTCGTCAGGATTGTATGTCATTACTAGCTATCCCTGAATTCATCAGCTCAGCAGCTAATGACTCATTGGTAGTTGGTAACCTAAGCATGAGTTCACTAGTCGAGTCGGAGCAAGGTGTTGTAATCACATTTACAGGATCACCTGACTTATCTAGCGTAGCCGTGTACGACATCCTACAAGTAGGTAGTTCTAAGTTTACAGTTAAGGCTGTGAGTGATCAGGATGATCAGATCGTACTATTCCAAACTACAGGGGTACCTTTAACAGGTGCAATCTCTGTGTTCAGCCCGTCAGCAGTTAGTTGGAAAGATGTAATCGTCAATAAACCTTCAACTAAGGCTGCTTGGTATTACAACCACCTAATCGTTCAGAACGGAGCTTCTCAATCTATCGTAGACCCTGTACTTCACGTAGCAGGCGTTATGAATAGAATTGATAGAAATATCAGCATCGGTGGCGTATCACACGCTCCAGCCGGTATTCAATACGCCCAACTAGCAGGTATCATCGGACTTCAACTCGACATTAGCGAGAAGAAAGATGGCGGACCTCTACGTCTAGCTTATATCAATCGAATCACTTCATCTGCCGGTAACGGTAGATACATATTCGGCGGATACTCAGCAGCGGGCAACTCAGCTACTCCAGACGAGAAGTTGATACAGGTAATGAGATCATTGATGTTCATTAAGAACAGCCTTGAGCCAGGCCTAATTGGTTTCCTATGGGAAAACAACAGTCCTATTACACGTCAGAACATTGCTAATGCAGCTCTCAACTTCTTACGTGCTAATGCTTACCTATTCCCAGCAGGTCTACCTGAAAATGAACAATTCCAAGTTGAGCTGGTTCAGCCAACACAGACGGATATTGATCAAGGCTTAGTGAAGCTGGTTTTACGTTGTAGATTCAATACTGCGATAAGATTTATTGATATTGATTTGGCCTTCCCGCTTCCCCAAGCAGAAGCCTAAGTCATATAGGAGTCAGGAGTAATTAACCTGATATGACTCGTCGAGACCTGTAATCTCGACGAGTCTCTATTTTACAGGGATAGATATGTCAAAGTGTAAGTATAACTTCAGTAAAGCAGATTTAGAAAGGGTTTATAAAGAGCAGGGAAGCTATAGATTA